CCGCGTCCTTGCGTGAAGACATCTGCCGCCTCGGGGCCAATGAGCTTCACGGCGGGCTCCATCACATCCTGCGCGAACCGCGCCGTGGCGTTGGGCAGATACGGCACCGCGATGGCACTGCCCGTACCGCCCTGGGCCGCCGAGCCATTGAGCGCAAAGCTCGTGGAATCGAAGCGCGTGAGCGTCCAGAACCCATTGAGCCCGCCATGCGTCGCGCCATTGATCCAGAGCCACTGATTGGTCACGTAGCTATGCTGGAGTGTACAGACCACGGGCGTCGTATTGCTGTAGTTCACGCGGTCCCCGCCGGTGCGGTGCAGCCATTCAAACGGCAACACGCCTAAGCGCTGCTGAATGAGGAAGTCCCGCAGCACGCGCATCTGTGGGGTTGTCAGTCCCAGATACTCCAGCTGATACTGCCGCAAGGCCCGGCTGTGCTTGGCCCGGCGTGCCGAATAGCCCTGGTCTGACTCGAACTCGTGCATAGGGTCATGTATTGCCGCGACTGAGATACTCGATGGTATGGGATCAATCGGATAGACCGGCAAGGACTATTCCCTTCTTAGCGCAGCGCCTGTAACGTCCGCGCAATGCGCGAACCTGACCCTTGACTTATTTCGTTAAGAACTTCGTTGATAATCACGGCCTTTCCAAGGGCACGCTCACGGGCAGCTTCCTGGTCCGCTTGTTGCCTATTCGCCACGTTGATGACGGTGACGCCCCCCATGGCTTGCCCCCCGGCTGATGGCGCCGCACGCATGGCCCCACTCATGAGCGCCTGCATCTGCGGGCGATTGAGCACGTACTCGGGGTTCATCGCTGGGTTCTCACCCGCCATAATCGCCGTGGGCTTATTGACCACCGCGCCCCCTTGGGCCATGAGAATCTCGAAGCCGCCGCCCCCACCGCCCGCACTGGCCCCGGCATTGGAAAAGGCCGCGCCGCTGGCGGGGGCAATCGCGCCGCTAATGGCGCTGAGCCCGAGCCGAATCAGCGTGCGAAAGCCCTCGTTGAGGGCAATCTGGGCGACCGAATCGAGAATGCTCTTGGCCATCAGGCGGAAGGCATCGCTGACGCGCTCGGTGCCATCAATAATGCTGAGGAGGCCCTGCGTCAGGCTCTGAGCCGCCGCATCGCCAATCCGTTCGGTGGCCTGCATGATCTCGTTAAAGCGCTCCTGCTCGGTAATGGCCCGCAAGCGAGTTTCCTGCTCGGGCGTCAATTCCACGCCCTGGCGCCGGGCTTGTGCCCGCAACCGCAGCTCCGTGCGTTCCTCGCGGGGGGCCCGGAGGCGCTCCAGTTGCTCGCCCAGCGTCGCATCCAGCGCAGTGCTGGCCCGCGCTTCCTTCATGGCCTCTAACCCTGCGCGTTCACTGGCGGCGGCCTGGCGCTTCAAGTCCACAATTTGGGCTTCGATCGTCGCCACATCACGCACCACCTGGAGCCGCTCCTCCGCCTGGGCCTGCAAGGGCGTCCCCGCAAACCGGGCGGCTTCCTCTTCGGCACGGGCGAGGTCGCTGGCTTCCTTGGTGACAAAGCCATAGGCGCGGGCGAGATCGTTGAGCGTACTCATCTGCTTGGTGAGCGCGGTGGTATAGGCTTCCTGCGCCTGCACATCGGTAGCCTGCGTGAGGGCGTCCCGCTGGGCACGCAACCGCTCCAAGGCGGCAGGATCAGCCGCCTGAAAGGGTTTCGATGTTTCGAGCGCACGGATCTGGGTATCGAGTTCCTTCTGCATGGCGGCGCCGGCCACACGCACGCGACTGGCGGCTTCCTCTGCCAGATTCTCCGTGGGTCGGCGCACAAAGGCTCCAAGACGTTCCTCAAAGGCTTGCAGCGTACTCACCTGGGCGGGGACCCGTTCGCGCTGCGCTTCCAGTTCGCGGGCCGCACGGTCGCGTGCCTGCTCGGCATCCTTGAGTTGATCGACCCGCTGAACGGCCTTGCCATAGGCTTGATCGAGGAGCCCGAGTTGCTTGAGCTGTTCCTGGATCGCCGGTGTCAGTTCGACATTGGCGGGGCGGATGGCCAGTGTCGCATCCAGCTTTTTGGTCTGCTCTTCGAGCAACTGTTGCCGCCGTCGCGCAAACTCCAATTGTTGCTCGGGCGTCCCCGTGGGGCTCCCAAACACATTGGGCGCTCGTGCAGACGAGGCCGCGAGTTCGGCTTGTTGCTTCCGGGCTTCTGCGAGTTGCGTCGTAATCGTCTGGAGGAAGGCCGCTTCCTGCTCACGCGCGGATTTGGTCCGATTGGCCTCTGCTGTGAGCTTTTGCTGTTCGGCGGTCTCGTTTTTCGTTCCTTGGATCACTTCGAGCAGGATGTCGAGCTCTTCCCTCGCCCGCTGAGCCATCCCCTCGCGCTGCTCACGCAGCGGGCCGGGAACCGCCGTCGCCGCTTGCTGCTCTAACCGCGCAATCACGTTGCGCAGGCGTTGGACTTCACGCTCTTGATCCGGCGTGCCGGCAATCTCGGCGGCGGTATTGGGAGCCAGGCGCGGATCGCGGCGCCCACCGGCCAGCGCGAGGAGCGCCGTCGCCGTATCGAGAATGCCGGTGGCGACCTTGGCGATGCGTTCGAGTTCGGGCAGCACATTGGCGCCCAGGGCGTCCTTAAAGGCGATCAGCGCATTGCCGAGCCGGTTAAAGGCTTGCTGGGCACCGTCCGCCATCTTGCCACTCGCCGACTGCATCTCTTCCAACCCGCGCGTAAAGGCGAGCGCAAAGGGGACAAAGCGCAGCGTGCCCGTTTCGACCAGCTTCGTGATCTGTTCCGTCGTATAGCCCATGCCACGGGCAAGCGCCGCCAGGGCGGTGGGGAGAGCCTCGCCGAGTTGCTGGCGTAACTCCTCCATCGACACGACGCCCTTACTGGCCGTCTGGGCAAGGGCCGTAATAATCCGGCCCAGTTCGTCATTGCTCGCGCCCACGCGCCGCGCTTCGTTGGAGACGGCATTCAGGAGCCGCCGTTGATCTTCAAGCGGGAGATTGGCCTGCGTCGCGGCGGCAGTCAGTTGCCGCCAGCCGCGCGCGAGCGGCTCAAAGGCGACACCGAGTTGTTGGGCCGTTTGGAAGAGTTGCGCAAATTGTTGTTGCCCCGCGCCAATCCCCCCACCCAAGGCGGCAAGCGAGGCCCGCAGGGATTGCATGCGCGTGGCGACATCCACCGCACTGGCCGCAAACTCTTTGAGCTGGCTGACGATGGCCCCAAGGCTCGTGGCAATCCCGATGCCACCCGCCACGCTCAGCGCCGTCTGCAAGGCACTCCCGGCTTCGCGCGCCGCGACGGTGGTTTGTTGCACTTGGGTCGCGAGTTGGGCTTGTTGCTGGCGGAGCCCTGCCGTGGCTTGGCCCGCCTGCGCGGTCGCCTGGGTATGTTGCTGGAGGGCTTGGGTGTGCTGCTGCGTCGTCTGGCTGAGTTGTTGGAAGGCTTGCGCCTGTTGCTGCGTGGCTTGCTGGCTGCCCGTCTGCTGCTGGCGCACCTGGCCCATGGTCTGGCTCAGTTGCGTGAGCCGCTGCTGGGCCTGCGTCAGCGCCTGGTCAAAGCCACTGGCGTCAATACGGAGTTTCGCTACTACATCTCCTACGACTATTTCTGCCAAGACTAGACCTTTCTATCTCCATTGGCCGTATACAAGCTATGCAACACCTCGATCCGCTCGCGCATATCCTCGACGTTGGGCGGCGGTGGAGGCGGCGCGGGTGGTTCGGGATACCCCAACACGGTCAGCATGTCCTCCAGGGCAAACGGCTCCCGACGCTGATCCGTATCGCGGTGCACGTTCCAGTACGCCTGGAGGAGCATCGCCATCGGTCGCACCTGCCGTTGCTGCTGCTGCCAGTACGCCTCGGCCAGCAGATGCCCTTCGAGAAACGTCATGCCCCAGAACTCGCCGTCGCTGACACCAAGGCAGGTCCGTTCAAAGGCCCAGAGCTTGCCCCAGTCGATCCGGCCAAAGGGTCGCTGTCTGCGGCCTCCGCCTCGGCGGTGACGGCGTCCACCACCACTTGCGGGCTCGCATGGCTCCAGGCTTGGAGGATGAGCCCGACGTAGGGGATGAGCCCCGTAGGATCGGCGTAGGGCAAAGCCTCCTCCACCTGAGTCAGCGTCAACGCCGGGTCCTCATGCAGGCAGCCTTGCCACAGGAGCACGCTGATATTCACAAACGAGAGCTTGCTCAAGTCATTGTCGAGGAGCATTTCACTCAAGCGCCGCACGGCTTCAAAGAAGGTGTAATCGCGCCCCCAAACCTGCGTGAGGCGCAGCTCGATCGCTTTGACGGCGGCACGCGTAAAGAGCAACTGGCGCGGCTTATCGAGCGCAACAGGCACCAGGGCCACAATGGAGGGCATTAGACCGGCTCCTCGGTTTTGAGCACCGGCGCATCGGCCGCCAACCCCACACTGGCCGCCTCGGGATTGTTCACATGGATGAGCGCGGTATCGCCAATGGGGACGACGCCAGCGCCGAGGTCGGCATCGACGCCGACGCTCACCGTACTATCGCCCATGGCGCCCGCCACGACCCACGCGCTCGTCTCATCAATGGGCTCGATCGTACAGGTCCCCTCGACACTCCACTGCGCCTCCCCGTCCACCTGCGCGGGGGCGCCCCCGGCGGTCACGGGCGTAATGGCGAGTCGGCATTTCTCTTCCGTCGTCATCGACACTTCAATCGGCATGCTGCCTCCTGTGATGGCCTGCACCGGCCCGACATGCCAGCGGAGGCTGGGCGCGGCCGGCGGCGTCATGACCACCTGCTCAATGTGAATCGTGTCAATCGTGATGGTCATGCTCATGCACGAATGTTCTCGTCAGGAGAAATCAAAATGTAATCGCACCATCGACCGTGAGCTCGAATTCTAAGGGCAACGCCCCGTTGACCGGCGCGGATGGAATGCGATACCGCGTGACAAACGCGTTAAAGCTCCACGTCGTCGCGCCCACATTGGGAAACCGGACGGTAAACGCCGTGGACGTGCGGTTAATCATCGCCGTCCGCAAAGCCACATGCTGCGCATTCGCGGGCACAAAGTTCGCGCTGACGCGGATCGTCCCACCGTCGAGTAAGGTCGGAATCTTACTAGACCAATTACCACCATCATGGGCCGAGACATCGACCACATTGAACTGAGCACCAATCTCGGAGGCGTTCGTAATTTCAGGAATAGGCGTTCCCGCCATATTGATAATGAGTCCAGTGGCCGCTATAGCCTGAGTCGGCATAGTATTATCTTTCCTATAATAAGATAATCTACACTTACAACGCTTTTTTCTACCTTTTCCCTCGCTCCTACGCTATACTGAACGGGTACTTGGTGAATGCCTTGCTAGCATTCGATCAAGTCTCTGCTGCTAACTCAGTGGGGAGCCAAGTACTCACCCCAACCTTAGTTAGAAGGTGCGTATGGAACCCCCTGCAAAAAAAGTCTGTCGTGGATGCGATCTGCTGAAACCCCTTGATGAATTTGGCACAGACAAATACACCAGCGATGGCAAAGCCACGCGCTGTATCCTGTGTAAGCGCCAAGAAAGCCTGGCGTATCGTACAAACAATGGCGACAAGGTGCGTGCAGCTGTCGCACGCTGGCAACGCGAGAATCATGAGAAACGGCAAGCCTATGAGGAAGCTCATAAGGCCGAGAAAAAGGCACGTAATAAGGCCCGCTACCTGAAAAACAAAGCCTTGATGAATGCCCAAAGTGCGGCGTATTATGCTGCGCACCGGATGGCCATGCGCCAAAAGCATGCGGACTGGTACGCACAACATCCTGAATGGATACAAGAGAAGACCGAACGCCGACGTACCGCCCGTACTGAGGCGCCGCTCAACGACTTGACCGCCGCGCAGTGGGAAGAAATCAAGAACGCCTACGATCATCGGTGTGTCTATTGCGGTCGCAAGATGAAACGCCTGACGCAAGATCACATTACCCCGCTCAGTAAAGGCGGCTCGCATACGCTGGCCAATGTTGTGCCAGCCTGCCAATCTTGCAACTCCAAGAAACATGCAAAGGCGCCTCTCGTCCCTGTACAACCCTTACTCTTGACACTCGCTCCAGCCAAGTCTTATACTAGAAGAGCCTAGGCCAAAATGGGCGAGTCGGGGAATTCGAAAGTCACTTGCGCCGTCAGCGCCCCCGCCATGGGGGCCTGATCCTTCCAACCTGTTACGAACCCAGACCACCACCAAGTAGTCTTAGTAGCATTTGGTAGTACAAGAAGATAGGGGCGCCTCGTTCGGTTCTCCATCAAATCAATGAGGCCGGTGAGTTTGTTGTGCGTGGGATGTTCTGGGACATGGTTGACGACCAGGCGCATGCTGTTATTGGAGAGCATCGTCGGGATTTGCGAGCCCCACCCCCCAACTCCGTCGTGGGCCGAGACGTTAATCACCGCCGCCATAATGCCGGCGTCCTGAATGTCCGTCACTTCCGCAATCGTGGCATACGTACTATCGAGGGTGAAGACCCCACCCGACGTGTACGCACCATTGCCGACCGAGCCCCGGAGCCGGGCGGTCGTAGGCGTGACGGCTTCCGCGATCCACGTCCCATTGGCGCCCGTGTTGCCAAGGACGTTCGTGACGGTCACTTTGGACACATCGACAATGCCGTGGACGGCGGCGGTGGTAATCGTAATCGGTGTCGTATTCGTCGCGCCAGTAATGTTCAAAACAGCCGCGATACCGTCCCCGAGGCGCAAGGCTATTCCAAATGCGCTTATGGCTTGGGTCGGCATACGTTACGCCCGCGCAGGCGTCGGCTGCGCCGGCACGGGCTCCTCATCCGGCTCCGGCTCGGGCTCCGGCTCAGGCGGCGGAGGAGCGGGTGGTTCGCCTGCCCGGAGCCCCTCCGTGTGGAGGCTTGCCTGATAACGGGGACACTGCGCCATGTGCGCGTCAATGCGGGCTTGCAGAAAGGTATCGTAGCCACACGCGGGACAACGAAATTGGATGAGACCAGACCAGGATTCCGCGAGGTACGGGGCGTCTGCCATGGTGCCACCTCCAGAAACGACACAACCGCCGATAGACACGAAGTCAGGAGAAGCTTCGGTGCTAGACGGCGGTATGTGTTACCTGGAAGCCAGGCGACCAGTGACTACCGGTAGGATGATTTCATTGCAATCCCTTCCAGGGCGCCCATGACTCTACCAGAGATCCCGTACGTCTACCAGCGAAAAGATGCGCCCCTGCCCTCACACGACAAACGCCATATTCTCGACTGCAAACTGGACCTGATAGGCACCGTACCGCGTGCCTCCCTCCCACGACCAGCGAAATTGAATGACGCGGTATTCATGCCGCAAGTCGGGGTCAATCATCTGCGTATCGGCAGGCTGCAGCAGCCATGTGACTGTGGTCACGGCCGGTGGCCCGACGTCGGTCACGACGGTCACATCATTCGCATTCAGCGCCTGTTGGTTGTTGCGCCCATTGACGATGAGGCCACTCGCCACATCGTAATAGGTGAGCGTGAGCGTATCGAGCACGCCGCTGGGAATGGCGGCACCACTCTCACTGAGCAGCGTAAAGGTATAGATGCCGGTCGTGCCTTCCAAAAGCGTGGTGGGCAGTAAGGGTATCGCAGCCATAGGAATCACCTTAAAAGAGGAGTGTACCCGAGGCCCGTACGGCGCAAGCCCATGGCGCTCGCGGTGGCATGGGCCAGGGCTCCATGGGCGCCTCGGACGACTTCAGGCACAGGAATACTCATCGCTTCCGCCGCAACTGTCTGCGCGGCTTGCACGAGGAGCCCCGTCGCGGCCAGAGCAATGGCCCCCTGACTCACAAGCGTCTGCGGTGCCTGGCTCACGACTGCCGTCCCGCCAAACACCAGGAACCCTGTGGCGTCGAGGCTCTGGGCCTCCTGACTGAGGGTCGCCGTGGCGACGAGCCGCAGGGCACCCGTCGCCACACTGCTCTGCGCCTCCTGACTGACGGTGGCCACCCCGACGAGGCGCAGGCGGCCCGTCGCCACACTGCTCTGCGCCTCCTGCGTCAGGAGTGCGGCGCCCGAGGCCGGATTGATGAGGAAGCTCGTACTACTGAGGCTCTGGGCGGTCTGCGTGACCGCGACAGTACCTGTCATGGCCAGAACGCCCGTACTGATCCCCGCCTGATCGGCCTGACTGAGCGCCACGGTCGCGCTCAGTGGCACCACCGCCGTACTGGCAAGCGACTGAGCACCCTGAAGGACCGCGACACTCGCGCCGACCACCAGGGTCCCAGTACTGGCGAGCGTCTGCGCGGCTTGCGTCGCGGTCACGGTTCCCGCCACGGGCAGCACCCCAGTACTCGTGCTGGTCTGCGGTGCCTGGCTGGCCGTGACACTCCCCGCCAGCCCGAGGACGCTGGTACTCGTCAGACTCTGCGCCGCTTGCGTCAGCACGGCGCTTCCTTGCAGCGCCGTGCCGCCTGTACTCGTCACCGTCTGGGCGGCCTGCGTCAGGCTCGTCGTCGCGGCAAGTCGCAGCACGCCAGTACTGCTGAGCGTCTGCGCGGCTTGCGTAAGAGTGCTGGTCCCCATCAGCGGCAACACGCCCGTACTCACGAGCGCCTGAGCGGCTTGCGTGAGTGCAGCACTCCCGAGGCGTAACATGAAGCCGGTACTGGTGAGCGTCTGCGCCGCTTGCGTCAGCGCGCTCGTCCCCGTCAGCGGCAATACGCCGGTACTGGTGAGCGTCTGCGCCGCCTGCGTGAGCGCCGCCAACCCGAGAGCCTGGGAACCCCCAATACTGCTCACCGTCTGTGCGGCTTGCGCGAGCGCACTGGTGCCCGTCAGCGGCAGCACGCCGGTACTGGTCAGGGCCTGAGCAGCCTGCGTCATACTGCTCGTACCCTGCACCCGCAGCGCGCCCGTACTGCTGCACGTCTGCACCGCCTGGGTGAGCGTGGCCGCCGCCTGGAGGGGCAGCGTGCCCGTACTCGTCGCTGTCTGTGCCGCCTGCGTCAGGGCAACCGTCGCTTGGAGCGCGAGCGTCCCCGTACTACTGCTTGTCTGGGCGCCTTGCGTGACGCTGACCGCTCCCGCCCCGACCGCCGCGCCGCCCCCAATAACCAGCGTGCCCGCCTGCGTCACGAAAAACGTCGCCGTCACAGCCTGCGTACTAGGGTTGACGGTGATCGGCGTATCGAGGAGCCTGGCAGGCGCGGCCGCGTCATAGACCTCCACAAGGAGATTGACCGACCCGCGCCCATGCGTGGCGGCTGGCACCGTCACACTGGTCACGCCACTAAACGCCGTCGCACTATTGGCCGGGGTCGGCACGCTACTGGGCGCCGCCACGACGAGCCGCCCGTCCCGCGCCGCCGGGAGAGTCGCCAGGACATCCCCGGTTGTCGCCGCGACCTGGATCTGCGCTTCGAAGTTGATGCCACTGGCGTCAAAGAGTTGCACAAAGAGCGGCCCACTCCCGCGCCCGTGCTCGCTGGCAGGAAAGCTCCAACTCGCGCCATCGGCGACGAGAAACGCTTTCCCGGCTGCGGGTTGGGTCATGGCACTCACCAGGACGGTCCCTGCCGTCGGCGCCCCAAACTGGACCTGCACATCGTAGGAGGTCGGATGGATGGTGACCTGGGCCTGAAGTTGCATCGCCGGGATCCCGGCATCATAGACCTGCACGAAGAGATTGGGCGTCCCCAGACCATGCACAGTCCCGGGAATGGTCGTGGCGAGCAAGGCGCCAAACGGCCAACGGCCCTGGACAAACGGTCCTTCATGCGCGCCGAGCCCGGTGAGGGTCTGCGCGGTCTGCGTGAGCGTGGTCGTGCCTTGGAGGGCTACAGCAGCCGTACTACTGCCCGTCTGGTCGGCCTGCGTCACCGCGAGCGTCCCCGTCAGGAGCGGGACGCCCTGGCCGGTGGCGGCAAGGGTCTGGGCCGCCTGGGTGGGGGTGCTGGAGCCTTGGAGGGCAAGCACGGCCGCGCTGCTCACGGTCTGCGCGGCCTGGGGGAGACTGGTCGTCGCGGTGAGCGCCAGCGCGCCGGTGGCGGTAAGCGTCTGCGCCGCCTGCGCCAGCGCCGTCGTCGCGGTGAGTAGTCGCTGCGTGGGCACAAAGCGCCGCAGCCGACGCAGGCGACGACGACGAACGACAATCCATAGCGCCATAGGGAGACACCCTGAGAATCAGCGGCCAGGCACCCGCAGCGGGGCTGGTCTAGCCGTCTTCTTCTACGAAAGCACTAATTTGTAAAGTCATATCATCATTGAGACTAGTATTCATGCGCAGAATGAGCGCTTCCCCGGCGATCGCTTCCGGGCACCACTTGTTCTCCGGGTAAAAGGTTTCCAGCGGCGACAGGCGGTTAATCCACCCGAGATACTCCAGCACCGTCGTCGTCCCCGAACTGGTCGCCACCGTCGGGGAGTTGACCCGCGCGGTAAAGCCGGCCGCCTGGCCGATGCCCGGGCGTGGCACCGTCGTCGGCGTGACCGTGGCAGAGCCGGTCCCCGTGCCATCCGTGACCGTCGCCGTCATATGGGTCAGTTGGAGCTCTAAACCCTCTTCTGCGGCATCGCCGACTTCTGTCGTATTGCCCAGCCGAAAGCCGACGAGACGGAGGGGTTTGTTCGTCGCCGGGTTGAGTTGCAGGAGGTCGGTATTGCCCCCCGCCGCTGTGAGCGTAAACGTCGCAGCCACTTTGTAGAGTCGAGGCATCTAGGCGGCCCTCCGAAAGATGCGCCAGGGTTGTCGACGCGGGGGTGGGGCTTTGGTGGCGGCCCCCGCCACCGCGCTCGCCCACGCCGGCGGCCAGGGCTGCCACGCAAGCTCCTGCGGGTAGCCGAGGCGGGAGGCGGTGTACAGCTGCTCGGCGTCCACGGCACTGAGCGCACGGCTGTAAATGCGCACATCGTCCATCGCCCCGACCCAGCGCTGCGTGCTCAAGCCGTGCTGCCCGATACTGACGAGACTGCTCGGCACAAACGCAAACGTCAGCGCAGGGAGGGTGCCGGAATAGCTCGCGGCCATCGCCGCGCCGTTCACATAGAGTTGCGCCTTCTCGGCATTGGTGACGCCGGCCCCGTTAAACACGGCGACCAGATGAAACCAGACCCCGGCACTGATAAACGAGGTATAGGACGGCAGATTCAGATACGAGATACTGCCATTGTTCACTTCAAAATAGATATTGTTATCATTCCACGTTTCGAGGCCAATCTGATTCGACCCCGACGAATACTTGTTTAACAAGTAGCCTTGCACATTGGTCGTGGTCTGCCTGGCCCAGAGCGCCACGGTAAACGCCGTGGCACTATCGAGCGCTGGGAATTGGGCCGGCTGCGCAAAGGTCGCTCCGCCAAAACGAAGTTCCCCCCAGCCGCCGGGACGCCGCGTCGCCCCCCACCCCACTGTCGCGGTACTTGGCCCTATGGCCGTCCCTGCCGCGTCGTAGCGCCCGGTGAGATCATGCCACGTTGAGCCGCCCGGCGAACGCGGTAGCAGCATCCACCACGCCGCCAGGCCCACGTTGAGCGGGGCCAGCGAATTGACCGGGCTCCCCACGTTGAGGCTGCGGACACCGAGACTGGCGGGCATGGGAGTCCTCTACGTATCAGTAATATAAGCACTGGTATACGTCATCGTCGGCGCGGGCTGCGTCGCGTTCAAGGCCGCCGTGTTGTTATGCGTCACAAAGACCGTCCAGCGCTTGGGCTCCTTGCCCCAGGCTTGCGCCGTACTCAGACAGGCAATGGGATACGCCACCCCCGTCGTCGCCGACACCGCCGTGGCACCGAGGAGCGGCTTAATCCCCGCATCGCGGGTGTAGGCACTGGTGAGCGAGACCGCCGCGTTGGTGCCCACGATGGTATCGGGCCAGACCACCGTGGGATCAGGAAAGAGTGCCTGGACGCCGTAAATACGGATTTCTGAGTCCACGGCCGGCGTCGTCCCCGTCACAATCCTGGCCGTGATCTCCGAGTCAATGTTCCTGGCACTGCTGTTGTCGATGGCCACCGCGTCGCGCCCGGCAATCCAGGTAGGAGACGACGCCAGCGACGCGAGCGTAATGGTCAACGCCGTCGCCGCCGCATATTGCAGCTTGAAATTCGTATTTTCTGTATAGTCCACATACCACGGCGCAACCCCCATCTGCTGCCAGAACCAGTCCTTGAAGCGCCTGGGCAGCCTTCGGCGCGGCGACAGGAACTCAAAGTCATGGCCCACATGCTTCGCATGCCACTCCCACAACTCCCGGCTGAAGCCGTCGGGCGTCTGCGGCCCGGGCTTGTGCCACAGCTTGCACGTATGACAGTAGCAGTCGAGCCTGATCTGGACGTCGGCCTCATCGACAAGGCGCTCGGCGCGGTCGTAGTCTCTCATTCTGCCCATGCCTGCTCCACCAGTGAGGGGGTCAGCGGCCCCTCAAAGACCATCGTGGCCGGGGCCGCCGTGGTGCCTGCCCCTTGGGCGGTACTCGCGTAGAGTTTCTCCGTGCGGGTGGCCTGCCGCCGCCCCAGGGCCAGCAAATAGTTCACTTGGACTTGCGAGGTGCCCTGGCCCCCAAAGATCGCCAACCAGCCATCGCGGGTCTGCTGGAGCGACGGGTTCACCCCGCCCGGCGCCCACATG